TCCAAAGATGCCTCATACCTCTTATCGTAGAACATCTCTCTTCTATTTCGGATAAACTGATCATCAGACATGCCAAACAATGTTTTAGCCAACCACTGTTTGGAGAAAAAACCCTCTGTTGCAGCGCCGGCAATGTCGAACCTTGTCTTCCAGTGTTCAAGTTCTTGCATTTCGGCAATCTTTGAAGGGTTATTGAGGTGGCACCTAAATGATACCAAGTCCTCATCTCTGTAACCTAGTGTATATAAATGGATTATACCTATCTTCTCTAATTCTGTTATGACCGAACGCTGTAATCTTTGGATAGTTCTTGCAAATCTAATGTCTTTCTGCGCCAGAGTTGTCTTATCTTCCATTGCCTTTTCACTATCAGATGAAATATAAGCAGCAGGAATTTTCAATGCAGAAAATAATTTGTCTCGAAGATATTTAACATCATCAATATCGCCAGTATACTTGCCACCGGCTACGGATTCGATTTTAGTGCCTGAATTACCTCTAACTGGTATAAAATAATCTTCTTCTACAGATAGAGGGTTGTATCTCAAATCTACACGACCAGTAGATGCATCAACAACCTGATTTCTTTTCATGGTTGTCATAACTTTCTGCATATACTGTTCTACGTCTTGTGGTGGAACATTCCCAACATCAACATAAAAAGCCCTTCTCTCTGGTGATCTTGTGATTCTGTATGCCATCATTGCATCTTCAAGTAGCGTTAATTGTCTCCAAATCCTTCTTGCTGGCTCTAATACTGAAGTTCCATAGGGATTATATTTATCTTGGCCGAGAATTCTAAAATGCCCAACTTGCCAATTTTCAAATGTCAAACCAGCAGAATTCCATTGATACTGAACATAATTAGGATTTGATTTATCTTCGCCTTCCATCCTCTCCAGCTCTTGCGTTGGAAGCCCTATTACTGATGTAATTCCAGATTTTTCGTCTATATCTAAATACAGAAAAAAGTCTCCATACTTACACATTGTCCTGCACCACGAAAACATATTATGTTCTATATTGAGAACATTAATATACAGTGATTCCAAAATAGCACGTATTTCTTCGTTATCACACTCTACCCTTAGCATGGGCGACAAAGAAGAGTATGTTGTCATTTCATCTGCATATATATCCAAAGCTGATGCAATTTCTGGAGTGTATTCCATCTGATCAAAATCTACATAACGTTCTGTCCTCTGCTGGCTAGCCATATAAGCTGACTGTAAATTGTCATATGGGTTGTAGGCCGTTTTCTTAAAGTCTTTTCCGGAGGCAGACGTAAAATTATTTGCATATTTATCTAAATCTATTCTTCTTAGTCTGTGATTGTTCTGTGTCCTGTATTGTGTTAGAGGGCCTGATAATAATCTGGTTAACCTTCTAAACAACAAGCTTTGTGGGTTTCTAGTATTTTTCTTATTTTTCTTTTGAGCCATTTTTTATCCCTTGAATAACCATGGAAAGTTATTTATATTATTTTGATGCTGATTGACAGCATCATTAAGCTTTAATTTTCTGGTTCCTACCATACCTTTTATTCTAGTATCCAATTGGTTACTACTCTTTGTTATCGCCCCTATAAAAGCTTTTGCGTAATCAGAACTTTTTTGGTTTTCGGACAATGCAGTATCTCTAACCCAGCAACTTACTGCAAGAGACATTATTAAGTCGTCGTTATAAGACCTCATTGCCTCTGCTCTTCCGTTATTCCAAACAAAAGTCTTCATTTCGGCTAATATTCTAGACGAATATATCTTAATTAGACCATTTCTTATGAATTCTTCCAGTTTAGCAACGATTAAGGGCCTAGTTTTCGAAGTTGTAGAGAATCCAGCCACTGCGTTTGACATTTGGTCAGCCTGATACTCTTCTACAAATTCGTGTGTTGATTTAATAGAGTGATAAAGGTTAGGATACCTCATTTCCTTTAATTTGTCAAGTACGGCGAAGCCAACTGAGTTGTTTTCTACTACAAGTAAGCCGTTTCCATACTCTTGACCGACATCATATAGCACTCTAGAGAAAACATCAGGTGTACATTTGCCTTGATACTCCGCTACGACTTCCATAGTCTCTAATTTTACAACATGACAGACCGAATAATCCTTACCATCACCTCTTGCGACGTCTGCTGAAAGAAGATATGTGCTTTCTTGTTCTCTTTCTTCCCAAATCCATAAATTTCTATCAAATCCGGTCCGGTATTTTGGATCTTGAACCATATCTAGGTAGACTTCTAAGTCTTCTGGTGCAAACACAGTCTCGCCCGACATATTGAAGTTGCATTCTAACTCTTGGGCTATTTCTCTACGAGACATATTGCGAGTTTCTTTTTCAAACCACTCCTCATCTCTATCTGGATGGACATCCCATGGCAGTTTTGTAGGAAAAAAGTCGTTTGCCTTATTATCTGCCTCTGTATAAATTTTGTGAAACCAGTTACCCACACCATTTGGTGTAGATAACGCGATACAGCGACCACCAGTTGACAACGTAGGGTACAAACCCATCCAAAGCTCGTCCAAACCTTCAACGTGGGCGGCCTCGTCGATGACAAGTAAAGATAGGGCTTCAGAACGACCGGCGTCACCTGAAGTTGATGAAGCTTTTATCTGCGATCCATTGGATAGCACAAAGGAGGTTCTGTTATCGATGTCTACTGTAGATATACGAAGCCACTCTGGTAAGTTTTTTATTATGGCCTTCACCTTCTTTACAAGGTTTGCTGCAGTATTAAACTTTGTCGCGATAACTAAAACATTTTTCTCTCTGTGGAACATCATCATCCATGCTACATAAGCCGCCGTGATAGTTGAGATGCCCAACTGTCGAGCTTTCAAGATGACGTTAAAGCGATGATCTTCAAAATCTTCTAATAAACTTTCCTGAAATGGATACAGGTGAAAAGGTATTAGACCTTTCATAGGATGTGTAATTTTAGCGTATGTATGAATGAAATATTCAGGCTTTTTGCCACATCGGACAATTTCCTTCATTATTTCCTGTTTGGTAAGTTTTATTGGCATGTGCCCTCTTACGACTTCAGGCCGCCGAGCTTTGTAAAGTTTTCAAACTCCTTAGGCACTTCTCGCTCTTCTTGTTCTTCGGGCATGCCACCAAGAGCATAACACTTGTGTACCTTTACGCTGCATCGAATTCTGGACAAGTATTCGACCAAAACATCGCACTCGCTTGGATCCGAAAGAGAAAGAGAAGACTTGGTTACTTTCCTGTATTCCTTCTGCAAGAAAGACTTTACCTTCTCCACCATTGAATTCATTTCTCCTTCAAAACCATTTGAGTGAACCTCTTTAAGTGGAATTTCTGCATGGTACTTAATACTTAGCCTTCCGCCGCGGATGCATGCACTGAAGCCATCAATAACGCGGTGATCTATAAGTGGGTTCCCCTCCTCCCTTCTCAGGCCAATCTTAACTGGCTCGCCGGACTCGTCGAGTGCACCGTCGTATGTATTTGCAAGTACCTGTGAGATACCATTTATAATTTCTAAAGTTGTTGCCATTATATAAAATCCTCTGCAATAATTAGTCTACTAATAGTAAATAGTTACTTATTTGGTCTCCAGCCCGATTTCCATCGTTCTTCTCGCCCGTCGATATACTGAATGTAACAATCATAACAACATTCAAACTTAACCATATAAAGATCATCTTTCTCTGAAAAAGAATAGGATCCACACACAGGGCAAGTTCTACTTATTTCAGTCTTGCTTTTACGGTTCTTGATTGTAAAACCAGTAGTTTCTTTCCTCTTATTCGGTCTTGATGATCTTTTATAAAATTCTTTAAGATCTTCTAAATACTTAACTTCTTTTTCTTTATCCCATGAGCCTTTAGGGTTTTGGATAGCTTCTTCTCCATACTTATCTTTTATAGCTTTCTCTATTTTAGCTATCTCATTAAGGTCTTTTTTCTTCACAATGTCACCAAAACAGTAACCAAGACACCCACGATAAGACCAATAGAAGCAGGAGGAATCCAGCCAAACTTATTTTGATGTATCAGGGCCTCTTCTATTTTAAGATTCTCTTCTTGCAGTGCTTGGATAGCTACGTCTCTTGTGCTGACTTCATATTCCATAGAGGCCTGAAGTTGTCCTATTTGCAAGTCAAACTTAGCTTGCTGCTCCTCTAATTGCTGAAGAGTTAGCAATTCACACTTTTGCTCTGCTAATTCTTTCTCTGCCACTATTTTGGCCATTGCTTCTCCATCGAAGCACCAACCTTTCCATGGTATCTTTTGGCCCTTATTTAATTGTACATACTTACCTGGTGACGCTAGTGCTGTAGAAGTTAAACTAAGAATCAGAAGTAAAGCCAAACAGGTCTTCAATTTTCTTGTTAATCTCATCTGGGTTGTCCTTTGCTTTTTGAACTATCTCTTTTACTTTCTTTTTCTCAACCTTAGAAAGTTCGTGTTTTTTCTTTTTATATTTCTCTTCTATTTTAACAAGAGTCTCTTGATATTTTAAGTGAAGTTCTTCTCTTTTTTTAACTTCAATCTTATGTTGATCTTTTAGAGATTTTATTTGCGCCTCATACGATTCTTTGTTTGCTTCCATAGCTGCAATGGCAGCAGAAGAGTTTCTTCTAGAGATAACCCATACCACTATAGACCATACTGCTAGCGCTGCAGCTTTCCAGTTTTTCTTTAGGCAAGCCCAAAAGATTTTTACCTTTAGTATCACTGTTTACCGTGCTTCCATTGCAGGGCCAAGTCTACAAGAGCTTGAGATCCAATATACGCCAACGTAACTGCCACCCAGTCTGAACTGGTTACTGTACCGTATGCACAGAGTCCTGTGGCTGTCAACCATGCAAGAAACTTGCGTGAGATAAATCTCTCTGTGTATTTGTCTGCGAATGCTTTTATTGCTGTCACCATAAATCCTCCTATATGTTTACGTGAGCGAAATCACCTTTCTTTTCTATGT